AGACCTCTAGCGGCTCCTGTTAAATCATCTGTTCCTAATTGCTTCCAACCACCTATTTTTTCAGGTGTACCATATCTAAATCTAACATTATCGCAATCTACCCATTGACCTTCGGCTGTAGTCTCTGAGATTTGTTTATTAATACCTGGCTGAAATCCTATTTTTTGTAACATATAACCTCATTATATATTAAAAAGCCCAGCTTACAAAGGAGTAATACGCTTTATAGCTGCTGGAAGACCTAACATAGGCCTGCCATCAAATTTGTTTTTTTCAGCAAATGGACCGTTTAGATTATTATAATGTAAAAATACTTGACCACAAATATCTCCTTCAAAAGGCTCTCGCCAATGTTCAAGTTCGCAGCCGCTATATACCAACATATCTCCTACCTCAAGCAAAATTTTTGTACCTGCCGGAGCGTCAGGTTTTACGATATTTTCTTTTTCATTAATTACAGAAACAGTGCCTGTGCCATCTATAAAAATAGGCCAAGGATCCCCTCCTAAATTTAATGTAGTAGATATTTCACAACTAGGTCTATCTCTATGTCTATGTAATTCATCTCCTTTTTTATAAGCTCTAGCATAAGAATATGTTGGTACCAAATCTAAATCTATTTCTTTTTTCATTATAGGTAACATCTTAACTAATAAAGTTTCCATTGCAAAATCACCATAACAAGAAAACGTATCTGGTGCCTGTACATCATTCCATTTTCCAAGTATAAAAGATTCTGCATGTATATTGTGATCATACATAAAACGAACAGCATCTCTTTTAAGTAATAAATAATTAAATATAAAATTAGCCGTGTCATAAGACAAGGCTTTTTTAATTACGTGGTATTTTTTATCCTTAAACATATTTTACAATATAAGTTATTTTATTATTCATATCTAGTGTTAAATGATATTGAAATCCTTTCACCTGTTTTATTCATGTTAGGTTGAACAAAATGTTTTAACCAAGATGGAAATAATACTAAAAGATCTTCTACTGGATTAAGTGTGTGTGTTGAAGCATTAGATGGATTGAGTTCTTTAATGTTGTTTAATAAGTAAGAACTTAAAAGCGCTTCATTAGGATTGCAAAATGTTAAACCTCCACAATCCTTTGGTGTTTGAACATAAAATGTTCCTGATAATATTGATGATGGATGTACGTGTTGAATATTGCTATCTTTATATTCATTTATATTTACCCATAGATTATCTATTTTAATTTGTTTTTTTAAACTTAAATTTTTAGAGGCTATTTTAATATGTTTATCAATAACGTGTCTTAATTCTTTTATTATATCATATTCATCAAATAACTCTTGTGACTGCCATCCACAAACATTACTTCTTGTTACACTAATATTATTTTTTTTTAACTCCATGCAAAAATCTTTTAATTTATTTATTTTATTAAAATTTAAAATTTCAGTATAAGCTTGATATGTAAATAAAATTTTAAACATATTCGTTGTTTTACTTTAAAACCCAATCTATAATTAAATGAACTCTGTCTTTTTCACTTAAATTTTTAACTGAATGTGTTTTATTTGAATTATTTATTTCCCACATTTCACCTGTTTTAATATTTTTTATTTCTTCACCAACTTTAAAAAATACTTTATCATTTGTAGTAATTGGAATATGCACTCTTTTACAAAAATGCAAACTATCTCCTCCGTCAATATGTTCGGGTATACTTTTATTTGCTAGTAAAGAAACTAAAATAGCTCTTATAGTATAACCATCACCTAATTTTTTTATAAAAATATTTTCTATATCCTTAAGTTCTTTTTCAAATAAGAAATATGTTTTATGATAAGTAGGATTAGTGTGTCTAAAATCTTCATCAAATACTAAAGGTATGGTTTTAGTATATTGATGTGCTTCATAGGTTTCTTGTCTAAATTTATAATTATCCCAAATATTAATTTTTTTAATTTTATCTGCAAAACCTGCAACATCTAATTTATCTATATAATTAAAATTCATATTTTTCTAATGCAAAACTATATCTATCATACACTTTTGAATAAAATTAAAAGAAACAGATATTCTTATATCATCAGATTCATTTGGATCTACAGAATGAGTCAACCAAGATGGAAACATAATTAATTTACCAGGAGTTGGTTCATAACTAACTTCTCTCCATAATCTTGCAGGAGGAGTTCCTTCTTTCATTCTAGGTCTGTTCATAGAAGCAGCTGCTCTTGGGTCGTCGATTCTCAATCGTCCAGAATTTTTTGGTGCTTTAATGTAATATACACCTGACCATAATGAGTTAGGATGTTGATGAGCTCTATTCATCGCACCTGGTGGATTTATATTAGCCCACATATTACCTAAAAAAGCTTCAGAGGCTAAATGTTCTTGTTCATAAATAGTTTTTTGAGCTTCATATAATAAATTAACTAATTTTTTATATTCTATTTTATCTTGCATATTAGATGTAGAGTGCCACCCTTTAACATTTGTTCTTGTAATACCTTTATCTTTATTAGCCCATGCTAATATATTTTCTTCTAAATCTTTATTTAAATTTTCATCTTTAAAATCACTAATATAAATTGAAGTTGGAAAATGTGATTCTCTAAAAATCATTTAAAAGGAGGCCCACCAAACCATACAACTAAAGATTTTCTATTTCCTTTTTCAACAGGTTTTATTCTGTGTCTAATATAAGAAGCAAAAAAAATAGCTTGACCTTGTTTTAATTTAGCTTCATTTCCATCAGTAAAAAATTCCATACCTCCTCCTTCAAATTCATTGTCAGGAGATAGTAAACAACTCATAGATATTTTTCTTACAGGGGGTTCTTTTGGATGATCTAAAAAACTATCAACATGCCAATTATAAAAATCACCTTCTGAATACTCAGTGTATTGAGCAAGCTCAGTAAGTTTCATCCCATCAAAACCAAAATGGTTTCTATTATACCTTAACATTACTTTATTTAATTGTTTGTACATAGGCACTAAAGATTCAAATGGCATGAAAGAAACATTAGAAAGTCTGGTGTTGGTATTTAATTCACTTTTTGAAATGCCTCCTACTTCAGCTTTTTTTGCTGGAAGACTTCTTCCAACTTGTATAATTTTTTGACATTGTTCAGGAGTAAATATAGGATCTTTTGTTATGACAATAAACGATTTCCATTGTGGCTCTCTTATAACTTTAAAATCAAAATCCATTTTAAGCTAAACCTCTGTTTGTTGTAGGATCAAATTGCACATCACAATTTGCAGCAAGAGTTCTTCTAGTCTCATCAGTGCCATTAAAAGGATAAACACAATGTCTCATATCGTATGGAAAAATATAAAAGTCTCTAAGATTTAAAGGTGGTCGATAATCCATCTTTGCAAACTGACCTGATGATGCTCCCATTATTTCTAACACTCCGTTTGTTGGAGAATTTTCAACAGAATATTCTTTACCAAAAGTGTTAGGAAGTTTTAAAATCATTACTGAAGATAGACCTGTAAATAAAGTTCCTCTATGAATATGCACCGGGTTATATTCATGTTTTTTCATTTCATTTACCCAAATAGAACTAATAGAAAATTTATAACCTTTAACTTTATTAACATCTAAATAATGTTTATAAACATCTTCAAAATAATTTGTTATATTGTTTGGTAATTCATTATGTCTTTTCATCTCACTTTCGTTATTACCATTATATAATAAAGAGTGTTCATTTTTAATTTTACCAATAAGCTGTTTATTAGCTGGGTTTAACTTATTAAATTTAGTTTCATAAATATAATTTATAGAATCAAAAATATCTAAAGGGACTTGATACTTTCCTATCGTTTGGCCTAAATAATAATAATCAAAATTTAATGTGTTCATATTTTCTTATAATACTTTCTGGTATTTTTTTTATGTAAGGGTTATACACTTTTCTAACAGGACCATCAAATAGTTTATGCATGTTATTACCAACCACCCTATCATCATAAGATAAGCCATTTATCTTTACTTGATCTAAATTATCAAAACGATGATTAAAATAAGGTTCATCCATAAATTTATATATTTTTTTAAACTCTTGTTTAGGGTTTGTAACTATATCATTATACTTTACAAAATGACACATTTCAGGATATTTGTATGCAGTTTGAATAGATTTAATTTCTTTTACAATAGCCCCATCTTCTCTCATTAATTGTAATAATTTTTCTTCATCATTGTTTCCTAATTTATTTACAAAAGAATCAGGGTTTTCAGTATACCATTGCATATAGCTAGCCAATACATCCATTAAATCTCTTAATAAAATTATACATTTAAATTCATATTTAAAATGTTTTTTTATCAATTCAAAGTTTCCAGGTTTACCACTTATTAATACAGGTCCTCTATCAATAATTATTCTTTGAGGCCAGTCTTTATAATATAAATTATATACATTATCTAAAACGTTATCTAGAGATTTGTGGTCAGGGAAGTTTTGAAATACTTCAGTTTGTTTTAATAAAAATAAAACTTTCATTATATCTAATGTTATAGAATTAGCTGTTGTAGCTATTTCAGGATTCTGGTTCATAATACTTGCAAACAAAGTATTTCCAGATCTTGGTAATGCAACTAAAAAAAATAGTTTATGTTTTGTTTTTTTCATCTTTGGTTATTTGTTCTTTCTTGTAACCACTCTCTAATTCACCAGACTTTTTAATTCTTCGCAATGTTTCTAATTGACCTAAAACATTAATCTTATCAGCTTCAGGAGAATTTTCAGCTAACATTTTTGATTTTCCATAATACTCTAATCCATAAGATTCTAGTTGATGTTGATTAACATCTTGATCATCAAAAGATCCATCATTAAATTCTTTTTTTAATTTAGACCACATTTTAATTTCACGCATTCTATGTCTAGCATCTCTTTTCATATTTGCTTGATGAAATCTAGCTTCATCTAAATTTATTTGATAATTAGTTAATTTATATTCATCCTCTTCTTTTTTAATTTTTTTTTCTAACCATTTAATTTTTGCTTCGTTTCTTCTATAGTCAAATGATGCATCCATTAAGTTACTTAAAAATGATGACTGTTCTCTAACACACTGCCAATACTTTGATGCTAATGTTGGGTACCTGTTATCTTGCAACACAGAAAATCTTGCTTCTGTTTCTGTTCGATACATTTGTCTCTTATTCCATGTATCACGAAGCTCATCTACCATATCTTTAAAAGCAGATAAATCTTCTTTTTCCAATAAATTATTTAAATGAGTTTCCTCTTTTTCTATTATATCTTTCACGTCTTTCTTATTATTCATATTACAGAATATATATTACTCTAATAAATTTTCAACTATTAACTTGTTGTGAATGTTTTAGTAGCGTTTCCGCCTCCAGTAAATTCTTCAGTAGCACTATTTCCACCAGCAGGGGGACTACCTCCAGCAATCATTGCGGATGAAGCATTTCCCATACCACCATTTCCACCTCTGCCTCTTCCAGTTGACATATTAGCTGTTTCAGTCCATGATGTTCCGTTCCAATCTTCTGTATTTACTGTTTGTCCTCCTGGTACATCTCCACCATAAACAACTCCTTTTGGCTGAGTTCCTGCTTGTCCACCATGCAAAGTTCTACCTGTATTAAGATCGTTTACTTCTGTCCACGAAGATCCATTCCATGATTCTACTGATTGGTTTGCAGGAGTATCTCCACCAGCATAAATTGCAGCAGCGTTAGAAGCAGCGAGACCAGAACCACCAGGTCTAGCAGTATTCAAATCAGTTATTTCAGTCCACGCAGATCCATTCCATGATTCTACAATTCCATTATCACCTGTTGGATTTGTAGATCTTCCAATACATAAAGCTGAAGTTGATGTGCCACAGCCTCCACCAAATCTTCCTCCTGAATTCATAGAAGGAGTCCCTGTCCATGAAGTTCCATTCCAACTTTCAGATGCTGTTGTAGTTCCAGGCGTTGTATCACCCCCAAAAGCTAATCCTGCAGTCCCAGTTCCAGAACCAGAAAGTCCATATCTTGCAGTACCTAAATTATTTACTTCAGTCCACGCTGTTCCATTATATGATTCTGTGTTTGATGTTTTTGGATTAGGTGGTTCTCCTCTTCCACCAAAAATTATACCAGCGTCTTTAGATGAACAGGCACCTCCGTGAGAGTGTCTACCTTGATTTATATTTCCTCCTGATGCCCATGCAGCTGTTTGATTAACAACACCTTTTAAAGTTGTGCTAGTGGTATTATACCAAACTTGACCTAGCAAAGGATCTGAAGGGTCAGAAGAAAAATTTTGTACTTTAGTTCCAGCAATATCTTTGTAATCTGCCATTTTATGCCTCCAATACTATATTTTCAGGTCTAACACCTAATCTTTCAATTTTCTGACTAGATGTTTCACCTTCAATATTATTGTTATCCCAATTAGTTTGTGCTGTGCTTATTTCTGAATCAACAATAGCTTGTGCTTCTGCTAAAGTTTTTCTTTCACCTACTACAGAAACAACCCATCTATTTGCATATTGATTATTAATAGGAGTTCTCCAAACATTACCTACATATTCTATAGGTGAAATTTCTCTAGAATCTTTATTAGTTATAAATCCTGAACCCCAGTTAGTTGCTACACAATATTGATAATTTGCCATATTTTTCTCCTTAATCCGTATCTAAAGTTTCTACTCCACTATCTCCAACTACTTTAAATGTATCAGATGCTGTATCATAAAAAACTTCACCTTCAATAGTTCCAGTGCTTGTTTTATCTTGTATTGCCGTTCCTTGTATATCCTTATAAGTAGCCATAATTATTTATTCTTCAACAACCAACCTTGTGTTCCGTCTGTATAGACTAAACAATTGGCTGCCCTTTCAACGTTAACTGTTAGATCTGCTGCATCTCCTTGAATTTTTTCTGAGTTTCTTCCGATAGTTAAATTATTTGTATCAAATGTTCCTGCATAATCTATGAATGAAACTTCATCACCAATCGATGGTGATGATGGTAATGTTAAAGTAAATGCTGCACTAGTTGTATTACAAAAATATC